ACCAGCTTTTTTGGGGGAATGGTGAAAGATATAAACACACCGAAATAATTTAGAAAAAATACTCTATCGGTTTTCTCAGTTTATGCCGACTTGGCTCAGTGGCGACAGCACGGGTTTTGTAAACCCGCACCTAACGGTCCCGGGGGTTCGAGTCCCCCAGTCGGCTCTAAGGGATTAGGGATTTGAATGGATAGCAGTAGAGAGGTTAATAGGACGATGCATCTCCGATTTAACAAGCTGAAAAGCTTCTTGCCATTCGCCTGCATCGAGTTAGAATGAAATAGGAACGGTAGGACCGAACCCTATGGACTATCTCTACGGAATCTATAGGTTTCTATACTAAAAAGATGCAATTTCCCTTAAAACTTTGCCCCGTTGCGTAACGGTAGCGCGCAAGACTTTGGATCTTGGTCAGTAAAGGTTCGATTCCTTTCGGGGCAACGAAGCGTGCCGTACCTCCTCTGCTCAGTAACGTTCAAGCATGAAACGAAGCGCGATAGACAGTTCCGGAACTGATTCTATCTTACCTAACCAGGGTGGTAACAGAAAGCCTGGCAATTCGGGGTGTAGCACAGTTGGTAGCGCGTATGGTTTGGGACCATAAGGTCGTCGGTTCGAGCCCGGCCACCCCGACAAAATAAACTTTTTATACATAAATAACCTACCCCAGAAGTTTATTTTAAATGCCGACGATCCAGGGCAGAAGACGGGTCTGTAAAACCCCAGCTAGAGGTTTCGAGTACCTCCGGCGGCACTGCGTCTTTTTCGCCTCGTTTTGAAGATATATAGAATAAAACCTATATGCCAAGACGAGAAAAAAAGAAATTTCACTTTCTTTATAAAACTACTAATTTAATAAATGGTAAATTTTATATAGGGGTCCATTCAACAGATAATCTTAATGATGGTTATCTAGGGTCTGGAAAAATTTTAAGATATTCTATTAATAAGTATGGAATAGAAAATTTTAAAATTGAAAGATTAGAGTTCTTTGAAGATAAGGGAAAACTTTTTGAAAGAGAAAAGGAAATAGTTAATGAGTCTTTTTTGCAAGATCCTTCTTGCATGAATTTAAAATCTGGGGGATCCGGGGGATTTATAAATGAAGAACATCATAAAAAATGTACTACTGCAGGATTAGAATCCCAATGGAAAGATCCAATTTATTTAGAATGGCACAAGAAAAGACAAGCTAAGAGATTTCATGAATTAAATTTATCCCCTCCGGATAATTGGGGATTTAAAGATAAAACCCATTCTGAAGAAACTAAAATCCAAATGTCTTTAAAACATAAAGGACATACTTATCAAAAAGGTAATAAAAATTCCCAATTTGGAACTAAATGGATTACAAACGGAAAAGAAATTAAGAAAATAAAAAATACAGATCAAATTCCGCAAGGATGGAGATATGGCAAAAAATAAAGCGGATATGGCGAAAGGGTAAACGCCCCTGTTTAGTAATCTGGATTGAATTCTAGAACAGTCAAATCAGATGAGAAACGGGAGATCGGCCTTCTTAAAAGCTGTTTAATAAGTGATCATAAAAGCAGTAAGTAAGGAAGATCACCGATAGTCGAGGTTCGAGTCCTCGTATCTGCACTAAGATAGGAGGGGATAGTCACGTGAAAATATCTCCTTAAAAAGGCCATTCGGTCCATCCTATTTTTTCATTGTCCTTTAGTAGAATTGGCTAATACGCCTGACTCTGGATCAGGAGACTCCAGGTTCGAGCCCTGGGAGGACAACAAAACTGTAGTAATGTTTAGAGTTACTTCGAACTGTCTTGGAAACAGGTGCCTTAATGGCGTGGGGGTTCGAGCCCCTCTATTCGCTTCGGTGGATATGGCGAAATTGGTAGACGCGCTAAAGAAAAACGCTCTTTACGACTTTCTCAGTTTAAATTTAAAACTCTTCACTCTCGAATACATATAATAAACAAACATGGGTTCGAATGGTAAACTATTTTTATAGAGTTGAAAATAAAATAAATGGCAATTTTTATTATGGAGTTCATAAAACTAATAATCTTGAAGATGGTTATATGGGTTCCGGAAAAAGAATAAAATACGCTATAAAAAAATACGGTAAGGAAAATTTTAAAAAAGATATATTATTCTTTTTTGATACTTATCAAGAAGCATTAAATTTTGAAGCAGAAATAGTTAATGAAAATCTTTTATTGGATACTCACTGCTATAATTTAATGAAGGGGGGATTGGGCGGATGGGAATATATTAATCGAAATCCCTACATTAAATTAAAAGCAGGAGAAAATATTTCCAAAACCTTAAAAACTCTTTATAAGGAAGGAATAATAAAAAGTAAAGGATGGAATTATGATCAAAAGGGAAAGATTTTATCCCAGCATACTAAGGATCTAATTTCCAAAAATAATGCTAATAAATTATCCTCAGACGAGATTCAACTTCGAAAAGAGGATTTTCAAAACATTAATAAATCTAGGGGATGGCTTACAATTCTTTCTAAAAAATGGAATGTATCTCATACTCAGGTTAAAAGATTTATTAAAGAATTCGGGGAGTAAGTCCGTAAATGGTAGCGGTCCCGGCCTGGAACCGGGTGGCTTAGTTCCTTTGCACGTTCGAGTCGTGTTTCCCCGACAAACATGCCCTCGTGGAGGAATTGGCAGTCTCGCTAGATTTAGGATCTAGTTCCGCGAAGGAGTGTGGGTTCGAGTCCCACCGAGGGTACAAATGGGTATAATTAGGGCTCAGGCTCGGATGCTGACCTGTACGGTGACTCATAAAGATGGTTACAGCAATCGAATAAGTCCGGGTTCCGAAGATGGTGTCAAGGGTTCGATTCCCTTTATATCCACTAAGTAGTAGTAAAAGAAAGAGTTACTTCGCGTGAAATGGTTTCACATTTGATTTTGGTTCAAACTATGCGGTTCAAATCCGTCTGTTAATCTCTTCTGATTTTCTCTACTTTATGCTCCTGTGGCGAAATTGGTAGCACGCGATGGACTTAAAATCCATTGGTCCAAAAGACCGTGTCGGTTCGACCCCGACCAGGAGTACAAAACTTTCGGTAAGCACATTACTATAATATTAAAAATGCTTACCATGGATGAAAAAATCATTATTGAATCCTGTAATACTTCTTTAAGTATGTCTGAAGCTGCTAAAAAAGCAGGAATTCCTCACATGACTTTTAAAAGATATGCTATAAAATTAGGTATTTATAATCCGAATACAGCGGGAAAAGGAATTTATAAATCCAAAAAGAATCTAAAAGATGTTTTTTCTGGAAAAGTTGGGATGTCATCGGGTCAATTAAGAATTAGATTAATTAGGGAAGGATATAAAAAGAATAAATGCGAAAAATGCGGACAAGAATCTATTTGGTTTGAAAATCCATTAGTTATGGAATTAAATCATATCGATGGAAACAAAAAGAATAATAAATTAGAAAATCTCGAAATTCTTTGTCCAAATTGTCATTCCCAAACATTTACCTTTAGGGGTAGAAATATTCCTAAAAAATCGAGGTGTGGCGCAGTTGGCTAGCGCACCTGCATGGGGTGCAGGGGGTCGGAGATTCGAGTTCTCTCACCTCGACTAAAATCGAAAACTATGAACCAAATTGGTGATAAAAGAGTTATAGGAAACCCCGAAGATATATCTTCCTTAAGGGTTTTAGAAATAAATGATATTTATGAGGTTAGTCCCTCTGAAACATATTTTGAAATTATTGAAAAACCTTTAATTTGGGTCGATAGCGAAGTGGTTAAACGCGGCGGTCTGTAAAACCGTTCCTCCTTAGGTTCGGAGGTTCAAATCCTCCTCGGCCCACAATGTAATATGCAAAGATTTTAATTCTGTCTTTGAATATATAGAATAAAAACTATGGTTCAGAGAAAAATTAAAATCACCGATAAAGAGATCTTAGAAATCTTTAAGAAACATATTACTCTTCATGAAGCTTCAGCAGAATTAAATATGACTACAGTTTCTTTATGGAGAAGAGCAAAAAAATTAGGTATAAAATGGTCAGATAAAAAAATTCATAAAGGAGGAGCAGAAAAAATTCCTTTAAATGAAATTTTGGAGGGGAAACATCCATATTATCAGACTTTAAAACTTAAAAAAAGATTACTTAAAGAAGGGATTAAAAAGAACAAATGTGAAATTTGCAGTATAGAAAATTGGAATAATCTTCCTTTAAATATGCAATTAGATCATATAGATGGGGATTCTCATAATCATAAACTTGAAAATTTAAGAATGATTTGTCCAAACTGTCATAGTCAAACAGAAACATATTGCGGAAAAAACTTAAAAATATGAGACTTGAATCGCCTTTTGGATTTATTGATTTTGATGTTATCGTTGATGAAAAATATCCCGATGGATTATTGCTTTTCATGGGAAGCTATATCAAAAAAGAATTTCGAAGACAAGGAAAATTTAAGGAAATGGTAAACACCTTATTTTCTCGAATGAAAAAAGGAACAGAAGTTCAAGTATCCCTTGCAAATAAAAATTTAGTTTCTTATTTTAAGTCCATGGGATTTGAGGAAACAGGAGAAGTTGAATTCTGGGGTAAGCCTGATAATACAGTAAATTTAAAAGGGAAAATTTAAATTTGGCCGGTTCGTCTAGATGGCTCAGGACATCGCCCTTTCACGGCGGAGATCACGGGTTCGAATCCCGTACCGGCTACCATGCATGAATTACTCATAGCCCATTCAAGAAGCTGTTGGATGACCACCTATACTATCATTCCATTTTGCGGAATGTCCCAATTGGGTTAAAGGAAATAGGAGAAGGTTATGGTATAAGCAGATATGCTGGAAATGGTATACAGAACAGACCGAGGATCTGTGCTCTTTTGAGCGTGTGGGTTCGAGTCCCACTATCTGCACTTTTTTGCATTAATTATTGAAATTTTTTGAAAAAAGTTTTTTTTCTATTGATTTTTTTCGTATATTTACTATGGAAATTAAAACTTTTAGAGATGAATATCCCAGCTACAATATCAACACCTAAAGTTTTCTTAGATCCAGAATTAGGGGAACTTGAAATTATAGGAAGATCATATCCCAGTAATTCTTTAGAATTTTGGAAGCCCATTTTGGATAGCATTTCTGAAATACCTTCAAGAAAATTCTCCATAAAGATTGGATTTGAGTATCTTAATTCTTCATCTCTAAAATTTCTTTATGGTCTTTTGAAGATATTTAAGGAAAAGCATCAGGTTATATCCATTGAATGGCTTTGCGAGGAAAAAGATCGTGATATGGAAGAAATAGCTAAATTCTTTTCAGAAGAAATTTCTCTTCCTTTTAAAATTATTAAGGTAGCTTCCTTTTAATAAATTTTAACATATTGAATGGGAAAGCTCGAGATTCGAGCTTTTTTCGTGGGTTCGTATAGTTGGTTGCATATGCTTAGTACGTCGGCCTTTCAAGCCGGAAACACGGGTTCGACCCCCGTACTCACGACTAAATCCACCTGGCGTATTCCTGAATGGTCCTGCCAGATCAGTAGGGGGTATATGGGTGGTCTCCAAAGAAATCCTGGCAGGGAGATCTACGGGGTTAACTTCGGTCGTCTAGTGGCCTAGGACTCCGGCACCAGCCGGAAACATGGGTTCGAATCCCATCCGTCGGGCAAATTGAGGGATAAATAAAATAAAAGTACTATGGTTTTTGAAATCCTCGAATATGAGGCAACCCCTAAAACCCCTCATGTTTATTTTAATGGCAATAAGGGAATTTTGAATATCGAAGGAAGATGTATCCCAGAAGATGCTTCTAAATTTTTTGAAGAACTACATTCTTTCTTTGATAGGTATCGAAAATCTCCAAATTATCTCTTAAAGATGTCTGTATACTTAGAATATTTTAATACAGCATCTGCAAGAGAATTGATGAAACTTTTTAAAAGATTAGAAGAGTTTCCATCCGAAATAGCATGGTATTATGATAAAGGAGATATAGATATGCTTGAAGCAGGTACCGATTTTTATCAAATTCTCCAAGGTAAAGTTCCTTTATTTCTTCTTGAAAGAGAAAAATAATTTAACAGGAATTTAACAAGAAATATTTTTATCTAATCAGATCTTTTTGTATATTTGCTCTACAATTACAAACAAACGATCTTTCATATTTTGATTTATACGCCCCGTCCCACCGGCTACAAGAAAGGATGGCTCTATCATAATAGTGATCATAAAGGGTAGATGCGCGGTGAAAGTCCGCGATGGGGTAGTCCTAAGGATACTCCTTCAGAAGGAGGTCCGAAGATGCCTGCCGACCAGAGCATGAGATGGTCCTCACCTATGAGCAAATAGGGGTTTTTTACGTTCTCGTTTTATCCTAAGAAAATGAGAGTACCGCTTCCACAGCGTGATAGGGGTCTGGCCACGAGACTGATGCGGTGGTAGGGTTTTTACGTTTCTGATTTTTCAGCTTGGGGATTTTAAACCTTTCCCCTAAACAAAATCGGTGTACTGCAAGGTTCCGGCATATTGGACCTTTCGGCTAGCTTCAGTCAATGTAGGAATGGCATCCGTGAGCAAGAGCAACCAGCGCAAGGTTCTCGGGGGGGAAGATTAAACTTCCCCTTTTCTTTTTTATCGTTCTTCGAATATTTGTCATAATCTAGGGCGTTTGCGAAGATATATAAACTAAAATGTATATTTGCAAATGCGGGAGGAAATTTGAAAAACAAAATTCTTTAAATGCCCATTTTTCTCATTGTTTAATTCATAGAAATGGAAAAATTCCTATAAATCGTTTTAAGGGAAGGGAAAATTGGAATAAGGGGCTTAAAAAAGAAACTGATGAAAGAGTTCAAAAATATTCGAAATCATTAAAGGATTCTTTAAATAGTGGAAAGGTTATTCCGAGTTTTTTTGGGAAACATCATTCAAATAAAACCAAAGAAAAGCTTAGTTTAATTCAAAGCACTTCTCATAAAGGGGGATACTGCAAATGGATTCCATACCAAAAGGGGGATAAAATAATTTATCTTCAAGGATCCTGGGAATTTAAATATGCCCAATATTTGGACTCATTAAATTTGAAATGGATTAAACCCGGGAACGGAGATTTAAAATATTCTTTTTTCTGGATGGATGACTTGGGAATTAAAAGAATTTATACCCCGGATTTTTATATCATAGATTATAATCAATATATTGAAATAAAAGGATATTGGAGAGAAAATGATAGAATTAAAATGAAAAAAGTCCTTGAACAAAATAAAATATCTCTTCAAATTCTTGAAAAGAAAGATTTAAAAAATCTTAATTTATTGTAATCGCCCTCGTGATGGAAATGGGTAGACATACCAACCTCAAAAGTTGGTGCTTATAAAATAGCGTGTGGGCTCGAGTCCCACCGAGGGCACGACAGTGACAACAGGTTCCAGCCTGGTGCAAAATTGACTATAATAATAGGATGATGAGATTAATCTGGACGTATCATCCTTGCCACTGTTTCTTTTTATAACCAACATGTCCTTAATCTTTTAACCTACATTTAACAAAACTTATTTTCGTTTATAAGAAGATGAAGGGGACTTCAAAAACTGAATAATTGATTAAGAAGGGGCTATCGTCAATTTAGCCCCTTCTTTTTTATTTTATGACATTTTGTCGATAAATAAGGATCGGCATAATTATCGGAAGATATATATTATTTAAGGGATATTTTTAATTAAAAAACAAAATTATGAAAAAACCATTTTATTACTAGATTCATTCAAAACTTATCGTCATTACAAGACGAGATTTAGCCCCAGGAATTCAGGCTGTACAAGCTGCTCATGCGGCAATTGATTTCCAGCATCAACATTCTTCTATTGCTCGAGAATGGAATATAAATTCCAATTATCTCATTTTCTTATCTGTACAAGACGAGCAAGAACTCAAAAGATTTATTCAAAAATTTCAGATTTATGGTCTTAACCATACAGTCTTTGCTGAACCCGATTTAGATAATCAGGTTACTGCTGTTTGTGTTGAACCATCTGAAAGAACTATGAAATTATGTTCTCATTTACCTTTGGCACTCCGTGAATTTAACGGGTCTTTAACGCAAGGGTAATGAGATTTTTTGTATATTTAAATTAAAATTTTTGAACTATGGAACACTAGATTATTAGACCGCCTTAACCATGAATTATTTTATTTAGACATTAAATGGACATAAAATATGGACATTTGGACATCAATCAGGTCAACTTTAATTTTTTAACTCAAATAAAATAATAATCATGGAAACTTTAACTATCAATAAAATTGCAATTAACGCTTTAAAAAGCGATATTAAAAAACTTTCTGAAGAGCAGAAATTTTTAAGAAATCAGAGAAAGACAGTTTACATCAAAGGGGAAAGAACAATGGAACCTTGGGTAGCTGCCATGAAACACAGGGCTAACAGAGAAAAATTAAGAATCATGTTTGCTGCTTATGGTTTAATGAGAGGAAAATCTTTAGAACAAATTGAACTAAAGTCATCTAAGGAAAACTCTATTAAAAACTTTCTACCTCAGGTAAGTAAAACTATTGAAACTTATAACAAATTATCAGATGAGTTACAAAAGTGATTTCAAAAAAAGGGAGCTCGAACAAGAGCTTGCAGAGGAAGAGCGAGAAATCCTTGAAGAAGAAAAAAAGTTAACTACGGAAGAACTTCGTAAAAAAAGGCGTCAGGAGATAGAGGATGAAATACGGAGAGAACAGGCCGGATGGTAATAACAAGCATGGACATTATCATAGACACGATGTCCATGCTATTTTGGTTGTGTAGTTCAGTGGTTAGAACAGAGGTCTCTAAAACCTTATACGCGGGTTCGACCCCCGCCGCAATCACAATTTTTTATTAAAACTTCAATAAAATAAGCCATACAAAGAATAAATAAAATAAATAAACTACGTATGGAATATTTAACTACTGAAACTTTCAAAGAGAAAGTTTTTAATTTTGAAAGCGAATCCGAATTTAAGGTAACAAAACCCACAATAATTGATTTTTATGCTGATTGGTGCGGCCCTTGCAAGACTATTGCTCCAATATTAGAAGATCTATCTAAAGAATTTGAAGGAAAAGTAGACATCTATAAAGTAAATGTAGATGAGAGTCATGAATTAGCTGGTGCATTTAATATTAGAAGCATACCTGCCCTTCTTTTTGTTCCTATAGAAGGTAAAGCTCAAATGATGGCAGGGGCCCTTCCTAAAACTTCTTTTAAGAAAGCCATTAAAGATATTTTTCACATTGAATAATGTCTATCTTTGAAAAAATATTAAAACCCTCTGGATCAGAAAAATTCTGGCAGGAGATGTCTTTAGAAGATCGAAGAAGACTTCTTGAATCCCATAATCTTTGGCAGGGGGCTAACACATATTTTTGGCAATATTTGCCTAAGGAAATTAGGGATCGAGTTGAAGAAGAATATCAAAAACTCGTCGATAAGTCCAGATTTGAATAAAATTAGATTTTATATATAATTAAAATTTAACAATTTTTTAACAAGAAAATATTTTTTTCTATAGAACTTTTGGTTACATTTGCTCTATAGAAACTAACAAAGAATTTTTAGTTGTAGTAAGAAAAGAGTTACTTCGATGGCAATTTGAAAAACGCTCTTTTCAGGTTTCTCAACATTAATTTGCATACTTTTTTAATTTTTAATTTATATGCAAGCCCGAGAAACCCTTAGTTGATCGGGCTTTTTTTGTTAACTTAAAAAGAATAAAATGACAAACGAAATGACCGAGGAACATAAAAAAGCTATTAGCGAAGCAAATAGGGGGAAAACAAAAAGAAGAAACCCAATGACAGAAGAACATAAAAAAGCTATCAGCAAAGCAAAATTAAAAACCAAATAATTCTTTATATTTAAACTTAAACTTAAACTTAAACTTAAATTTAATAGTAAATGGCTAAGTACAACACCAAGAGGGAAATTTCTCTCGCAGACCAGAAGAGCGGAGTTGAAAAGACTACTACTCACCAGGGCGGACAGGGTTACACCCAGCGTCCAGAAGCGGAACTTATCGGTATCCTCGCAACGGGTATGGGTAACAACTTTTACGAAAAGGAAACTGAACGTGAAAAGAGGTTCCGTGATGTTCTCGACAAGGTTGCAAAGGTTAACAAGCTTTTCGCAGCTAAGGCACTTATTTACGCTCGTACTATTTTTGGACAGCGTTCCGTTACTCACTTCGGTGCAGTTGAAATGATTCCTCACCTTCAGGGGGACCCACTTGCTAAGAAGTTCTTCACCAAGAGGGACAAGAAAGCAGAACGTGGCGGAATTATCTGGAGGCTTGACGATATGGCTGAAATCCTTGCAGCATATTTTGCAAAGAATGGCCAGGAAGCATCTCTTCCTAACTCCCTCAAGAAGGGATTCAAGGATGCTCTTGAACATGCTGACACTTACGAACTTGCTAAGTACCAGATGAAGAATAGGGGTGTATCACTTGTTGACATTGTCAACCTTGTTCACCCAGTTGAAACTCCTAAGAATGGTTTCATCTATATTCCTGAACAGGATTACCTCAAGGCAACTGCTGGAACAAAGTTCGTTGGCAAGGAATACCAGAAGAACGAAAAGGGCGAAGTCCAGGTTCCTGCACTCCGTGCTCTCGTACTCGGAATTCTTAAGCAGTTCAACACCGTTGAAGATAAGAATACTGAAGCTGGTAAGGTTGTAGCTGAAAAGGTTAAGAGCGGAGAAATCACTCAGGAACAGGCAGCAGCTCAGCTTAACGAAGCTAAGACTGAAAACTACAAGGAACTCATCGAAACCAAGAAGATTGGTTACCTTGCACTTCTTCGTAACATCAGGAATATTCTTAAGACTAACGATACAGTTCTCCTTGACAAGGCGTGCGAACTTCTTGTCGACCAGAATTTCATCCGCAAGTCACTTGTTTGGCCTCACCAGATTGACCTTGCTCTCGAAGTAATGTTAATCGAATTCAATGGTCGTCAGCTCCAGAAGATTGCAGCAGCTCTCGATGAAGCTTATGAAAAGTCAATCCCTAACCTTTCTCAGCTTCTTCCAGAAGGAAAGACTGCAGTTGTCTTTGACACTTCAGGTTCTATGGAAGGCGGATGGGGCGGTGGAATCAAGATTGATGGCAAGCCAAGCAACTCTCGCCCAGTTGATAAGGCAGCTCTTATCGCAGCAACTTTTGCTAAGGGTACCGGCGGAGACGTCTACCATTTCGGCTCAACTTGCTCGGTTATTAAGGGATGGAATCCAAATGATGCCATCAACACTCTTAAGAAGAGTTTTGCTCGTCATATCGGAGAATGCGGTCATGGTACTGTTTATTCATCTATTCTTCCTGAACTCGAAAGAGTTGGAGGTGGATACGACAGGATTCTTATCATCACCGACGAACAGGGTGCAGATTCTTTCGAAGATACCTACAAGAGGTATTCTGGAAAGTATGGAACTCCATACGTTTACTTCATTAACATTGTAGGCTACGGCCCAACAATGGCTAAGGCTGGAAACAAGGTATTCCGTCTCTTCGGATACTCTGCAGACATCTATGAAAAGATACCTCACTTGGAAATGAACATCAACGAAGTTATCGATGCAATTAACCGTATCGAAATCTAACATGGATACTAAGGACCCCGGGAAATCCGGGATCCTTTTTATTATCAATTAAGCAAGGTAAAGTATGATATAAGATAAATATAATCATACTATGGAAAAAAACCCTATTTTTTATATCTACTCTATTACTAATAAAATTCTAAATAAAAAATATATAGGAAGCCGGGTATGTTACAAGGATAAAATAGAGAATGATAACTATTGGGGCTCAAGTAAATATCTTCAGCGGGATTATAAAATATTCGGAAAAGAAAATTTTATAAAAGAAATAATATCTATTGAAAGGGATCAAAAAGATTTATTTGAAATAGAAGCTAAATTTATTTTGAAATATAATACTTTAGAACCTAATGGATATAATAGATTTTTGCCGAATAAGAGAAATGGTTTTTCTACAAGGGGATGCCATCATTCAGAAGAAACCAAACAAAAAATGATTTCATCTTCGATAGGTAAAAATAAAGGGAGGATATTATCGGAAGAACACAAGCAAAAGATTTCTAAATCATCAATAGGCAAACATATTGGGGAAATAAGGTCGGAAGAAACAAAAAGAAAAATAAGCCAATCTAATAAAGGATTAAATAAGAATAGACCATGTTCTGAAGAGAAAAAAGAAAAATTAAGGAAAGCATTATTAGGTAAAAATAGAGGAAAAATTCGATCAGACGAGACAAAAGAAAAAATGAGAATAGCAAAACTGGGAAAAAATAAAAAGGATATACAGGCATAAGCCTATTATCAATAAATTAATCAATAAATATTATCATGAGTAAAAACGGAACAGTAAAATTTTTCAACGAGACTAAAGGTTTTGGATTCATCAAAGAAACCGGAACTGGAAAAGAATACTTTGTTCATATTTCTGGCGTTAAGGAAAACACCTTACGAGAAAATGATGAAGTAGAATTTGATCTCGTAGAAGGAAAGAAAGGTTTAAATGCAGTTAATGTCGTACAAAGAAACCGGAACTGGAAAAGAATACTTTGTTCATATTTCTGGCGTTAAGGAAAACACCTTACGAGAAAATGATGAAGTAGAATTTGATCTCGTAGAAGGAAAGAAAGGTTTAAATGCAGTTAATGTCGTACAAAGAAACCGGAACTGGAAAAGAATACTTTGTTCATATTTCTGGCGTTAAGGAAAACACCTTACGAGAAAATGATGAAGTAGAATTTGATCTCGTAGAAGGAAAGAAAGGTTTAAATGCAGTTAATGTCGTATTAGTATAACTTTTACTTTTAACCAAAATTTAACACCCGGGATATTTTTTTATCTCGGGTTTTTTTTGTATATTTGTAAAAATAATCAGTATGGAAGAGCTTGAATTATATGTTGTTCGAAATAAGCAAGGACAATATTTCCGCAATAAAGGATATGGCGGCTATGGATCTAACTGGGTAAATGAATTAAAAAAAGCCAGGATCTATCCCAAAATTGGTCCGGCAAGAACTCAGGTTTCGTTTTGGGCTACAAATTATCCAGAGTATGGAACCCCGGATATTCTCGTTTTAAAGGTTTCAGTAATACAGGTTCTTCAGGAAGAAGATCGGGTAAAGAAAGCAGCTTTAAAAAGGAAAAAAGAAGAAATTTCAAAACAACTTTATTGGGCAAAGAGGGAACAGGAAAAAGCTGAAATTAAAGTTAGACAACTATCAGATCAAAAAGAAGCTCTTTTAGCAAAACAAAAAGTTGAAAAGCTCGAGGAAGAATTAAAATCTCTATCATGAGAAAATATATGTGGATAAACAAATATAGGTATTGACGATTTATTAGGATGATATGATGAAATATAGAATGTATTTTTTTGTTCCTTATAATATATCTCCTATTCAGCAGGCGATACAGGCAGGACATGCAGCATTAGAATATGCTTTTCGTTATTATAACCCAGTTGAAGGAGAATTGATTAGTTTTATGACAAATGATAAAACCTGGATTATTCTTAATGGGGGAACTACTAATAAAAATTTTACTACAGAAGACGGTTTCCCCCCTCAAAGAATAGGATCCTTAAATGCTATAATGGATAGTCTTGAAGAAAAAGGAATACAATATTCTTTCTTTGAGGAACCTGATCTTAATGATGCTCTTACGGCAGTTTGCTTCCTTGCAGATGAAAGAGTTTGGGAAATCAAAACATATCCGGATTTAGCAGATTATATCTTACATAATCTTGTGATGGCGGACAATGAATATGTCTCAGTAAAATCAATGAGAAAAGAACAACTTATCGAGGAATTTCCTGGGCTTTATAACAAATGGAAAAAACTAATAGGAGGGGAAAGTAATGAATTTTTAAGAGATCTAATCAGAGGAAAAAAATTAGCATAATGGCAACAATTAATGAAATAATGTCAGATCTGGATGTTATTAATCAACAAATATCAGCTGTTGTTGTAGAATTCAATGAGTGGCTTGATATATGTAAGGAAATGGGAATGACTGATGATGAGATATTAGCAAAAATAAATGAACACTGGGATTTTTCTTCTTTTTCATCATTGGAAGAAGCAATTGAATGGTTTGAGGATTTAGGAATTTAATTATGGCATTCTTTTCTTTCGGCGGAGATTATCCAGATTCAGGGCCTTTATCACATTGGTCAGAGGATTTTTCATATAATAATGATATTATGGACATAGGTTCGGGAAATGCCTATCCGGCAAATGCTTTGAGTAATTTTGCCCCTCATCCATTTGAGATTGATGGCGTAAAATGCAATTCTATGGAAGGATTCTTGCAATCTCTGAAATTTGAATCCAAAGAGATGCAAGAATATGTGTGTACTCTTGTAGGATATTCCGCTAAGAAAAAAGGATCCAAAAAGAATTGGAAAAAATCCCAGACCCTTTATTGGAGAGGAACCCCTATCAAAAGAGATTCCCAGGAATATCAGGATCTTCTCGACCGTGCGTATTCAGAATTATATAAAAACACAAAGTTTAAATCAGCTTTGGAAGCTTCTGGTAAATCGGTCCTTACTCACTCAATTGGTAAATCCAAAATATCCGAAACTGTGCTGACAACTAAGGAATTTTGTTCAAGACTTACTAAGCTAAGGGACACGGGAACTTTAACGCCGCCTAAACAAAAAAAATTAATTTGATATTGTTATTTTTAGTATTTTTATAAAAAATAAAACAATGGGAATAATTGCTAATCATATTAAAGGTAATCTCTATGCCACATCGGGGGATTTTGAATTTGCATTTCTTAAAGATAGATGCGAATTAATATTAAGAAATGATCCTGCTGTTTGCAGCCAACGAGATGATTTAATTTCATTAAAAGATGGGAAATATCGTATAGAGGGAGGAGTCCTTTATATAAAAGCTACCAGAATTTATTTTGGCTATCTTCCTAGTTATTGTGAAAAAGAAGATGTTTGGAGTCCAAGAGCAATTTATTGGCCAGATGAAAAATTCCTTTTATCTCTGGAAAATCCCCCCGAAGTAAAAGAGGTTATCATCAAAAGATGGTGGAGGAATAATAAAAAAATTCAAGCGATTGAATTATCTGAAGATGACCCCAGATGGTATAAAGCTAAAGTAGAGCATCCTTTCGAAATGGCTATAGAAAATTTCAGGCTAAATGAATCAAATTTTGCAAAATGAAATACGAATACAAAGCTATTACTATATTAAGAAAAGAATCAATTAAAAATCCCCTAAACTAATGTCAGCAATGCACGACGTATTTATGTTTACGGCTTTTCACTTTGCAAGTAAAAGCCATTGCGTATCCCATCATGTTGGGGCTGTCATTGTTAAAGATGGAAGAATCATATCAACAGGAATAAATGGAACTCCAGAAGATATGCCTAATTGTGATGAGATTTTTGATAAAGATAATTTTGACAGAGAACAGCATCATCATTGGTCAAAGGATAATGAGATACATGCTGAAATGAATGCCATTGCTTTCGCCGCAAAACATGACATCGGAATAGGTGGAGCAGATATGTATGTCACTATTTCTCCTTGCAATGATTGTCTTAAGAATATGATCCCTGCCGGAATTAAGAATGTTTATTATCTTTATCTTTATGATAAGATCTCCCTTAATCCTGCTCTTTTGAAAAAAATAAATGTTCAGGAAGTTCCCGGATCAGAAGAGATTAAAAAATTTGTAGAATATAATGATCTTTTATATAAACCTAAAAATCGTTAAAAATGGGATATTTTGTTAAAGATGAATATAGAACTAGTCCTCTTTCTCACAGACCAGGAGGATTTGACGTTGAAATATTTTTTACAACGGGGCCTTCAAGAATTTATTCAAAGGTAAAATCTCCTTATAAATTCTGGAAAGAATCAAGGGAAAATGATCCAAATATAAAGGGATATAAAGTTCGCGGAGTTTCAAAATAATTATCATGGAAGATACAGGAAGACCTTTAAAACCCGTACATTTTCACCTTTTTAAACCTCATAGCAGTATCTTTAAGAGTTCGAAGAAAGATAAGGCACAGGTTCAATTAGTAATGTGTTCTAGATCTGATGAATGCGATCTTTTTAAAAGAGGCCAATGTTCTTTTACTTCCTCTTTTGGATGGCATGCTTGTCCTTATGGAATCTATAGAAAATATGAAGGATTTACACCTAAAGCAAGAGCTTATTCAGAATGGATAAGAAAGGAAGAAGAAAAATACAAGGGAACACCATATCTAAATAGTCATTCAGATGTTTTAGCTTTCATTGGGGATTATGTATTTCTTCCTTATGCTCACATGGATATGGCTGATGTGGGATGGATACAAAAAAACACCGGCTTCTTTGGTAAAGGATGTGCTTTCTTAAAGAAAGAATTATTTACCCCTCAGACAGTTCTTCAGCTGATTGATTTTAGACCTCAAGCAATGATGGGAGGGGAAATAAAGGATTATCAGGAAAAATCAATCCCAAAATTTGTTAAGCATCTTCAGGAAAAATGCCCTGATTTATTGAAGGAAGTTGAAAAGCTAGAGATTAAAAGAGCTCTTGATCTGGGACGAAAAAATGGCGAAGAACAGGAAAATAAATTTTTTAGATCAAGGGTAAGAAAAATTCTTGAAGAATATTCATATATTGGCAGAAAAGCTATTCTTGAAACATTAAATCCTAATGTTGGCCAATTTACAGATATTCATAAAGGAAATTGGATCTGGGATGGATCATATCTTATATCCTTAAATTCAAAGGCCTCATTTATGCTTGTAGATAAATTTGAAGAAATAAGGATAAAACCAAAACCTGGATCTGTGGTAGTAATTACAGATAATGCACAAGTTAACGAAAAAACAGAATTTTTATCATGAATTATCAGGATTATCAAAAAAATAAGGAAAGAAAATTTCCGATCGGGGCCAAGGTCACTCCAGGGGATCCGATAAAAATAGAAAAGAAGCATACTCCAAAAAGAAAAATATTGGATATTTTATCTGAACCGCAATATCCTAATTTAGGTGCTATTGTAGCTGTTATTTGTATGCTTGTCTTTTGGAATACTCAAATAATTCCAGCTATCTTATCATGGATAACATTTACTTTATTTTTAATCTCTTACGCAAAAGGAAAATCCAAAGGGTGGCTACCTTGGATCTGGGCTTTCAATGCATCAATTTGGACATTACATCAAATTATAGGATAATATGAATTACGAACTTGCAGTAAATAACATTCGCGGGGAATTAAAAAAATATCTCCAGAAAACAAATCTTAAATCTCTTGTTATTGGAATATCTGGAGGTATAGATAGCTGTCTCTGCGCAGCCTTAGCTCGCCCTGTTTGCGATGAATTGGGAATAGCTTTAATAGGCAGAAGCCTTCCTATTAAAACAAATGAAGAAGATGAACTCTTTAGGGCAAGGGAAACCGGAGAAGCTTTTTGCACTAATTTTAAAGAGGATAGAATTCTTGAGGTTTATTATGATAGAATGTCTTCAGAATTAAACCCCCAGATAGATAACCAGGAAATGCAAAAATGGAAGATCCGTAATGGCAATATGAAAGCGAGATTACGTATGACTTACCTATATAATCTTGCTTCCATGAATAATGGAATGGTCCTTTCAACTGATAATTTAACTGAATATCTTCTTGGATTCTGGACACTTCATGGTGACGTTGGCGATTTTGGAATGATACAAAACCTTTGGAAAACAGAAGTGTATAACATGGCTGAATGGATTGCAGATAATTATCCTAATCCTTCTTCAAATCCAAAAGCGATTAATGCTATTCGGACAACAATCCAAGCTATGGCAACAGATGGTCTGGGGGTAACTAATTTAGGAGATTTAGGCCAGATTCTTTCTGACTGGCGTGGAACATCAAGAGAAGGATATAAAGAGGTTGATAGGGTCCTTCAGGTTTGGACTTCTATGCATACTCTCGAATCTACTCAGAAAACAATTCTTACCTTAGCTTATGAAAAACATCCGGTAATTCAAAGGCATTTAAATTCGGATTTTAAAAGAGAAAACCCTCAAAACATAAATAGGAACTTAATATGGACGACTTCTTAAATGATTTTAGGTCTCAAAAAATTGAGCCTTATAAAGGACCCGTATCCGCAGGCGATATGTTTAAATTAACTAGAGAATCTATTGAAGCATCTTTATCGGACGTATTTGAAAAAATAAGTAAAGCTGCTTCAGAAGGAAATGGAACTGCTGAAATTGAATGCGGATTAGATCAAACCCAGGTTTGGTATTTGGAAAAAATGGGATACACTATTGAAAATATTGGAAATAAGGAATGGGATGATTTAGAGGAAGGAGAAGAAATCTTAAATACCACTTGGGAAATTACCTGGTTTGATCAATATTGGAACCCTGAGGGAGAATATGAAGAAGAAGAATAATTTTTAAAATTTTAGATATATGAAAAAAGCTTTAATAGTTGTAGATGTTCAGAATGACTTTTGCCCGGGAGGGTCATTAGCTGTTCCTGAAGGAGATAAGGTAATTCCTGTTATCAATAAGCTTTTTCCGAACTTTGATTTAGTTATTTTTACAAAAGATTGGCACAATCCAGAAATGGAAGCATTTGCCTCTCAGCATACTGGCAAGAAACCTTTTGAGAAGTATACGAATTCGGATGGGCAAGAAGATACATTATGGCCTGATCATTGTGTTGCAAATACCCCCGGAGCTGATCTCCATAAAGATATTGATTTTGGAGCTATTCCCAAAGATTTTTATATTTTTAAGAAAGGAACTAAAAAAGATTATCATCCTTATAGCGGATTTGGGGAAACGGAGTTACAGGATTTCTTAGAAAGCCGGGGAATTAACCAAGTTTTTATAACGGGTTTAGCTCTTGACTATTGTGTTAAGGATACAGCTTTGGATGCAGTTGAAGCCGGGTTCGATACTTATGTTATTGAAGATGCTTGTGCTTCAATAGATCCAGATATTAATCCCACCCTGCGGGAATTTAACAAAGCAGGGATTTCTTTTATCGAAAGCTTTGAAATAGAACAAATATGAAACAACAATCCAAATCAATTTATGATTTCAAGAAAGGAGATATAATCACCCGCCATGAACCAATGGTAGACGAAGATGGATATAAAGATTTCTCTTTAGTCGGTGCCAAGTTAACTTTTGTGGGAATTGCTAATGCGTGTGCTTATTTAGTGAGAAAGGCAAACCCCTTAATGAAAATCTTTTTGGGGCAAGATACAGATCAACTTAAAATTCCTTTGGCTCTTTGCGAAAGCGGATGGGCTGTTTATGTCGAACCTGATTTTTTAGATAATCCTATTGAGTTAACTGATGAAAAAGCTTTAGAAGATGAAATAAAAAAAGCTGTTGAAGAGGAAGATTATTTCAAAGCTGAAGCATTAAGAAAAAAATTGGAGGAAATTCGAGGAGAATCCAATAAAAATTAAAAAAAATCCCTTAAATATTTTTTTATTTAGGGGATTTTTTGTATTTTTGCCCTATGGAGCACTTTTCAAAAGATTTAGAAAGCCATGTTAATCGCTTAGTTAAGATCATGGAAAAGATTCCTTCAAAAGGGGTTTCTATACTTACAGGTAGCAACGGATCCGGAAAATCACTTATTCGGACTCAATTTATCTTTTATTTGGCCCGGAGAAAAAAGAAAGATGTTAAAAATATGAAAGGCCAACTTGGATCGGTTTCTATGCAACTCCGGACCTCCTCCAATGCAGAATGGGGAGCTCTATCCGGAGCAATGAGGGATACTGAATGGATCCCCACTTCCTTAAATACTTTCGATCTTATAAAAGGGCTTCTCGACAAAAATTTTCCTTTTGTTATTATTGATGAACCCGAGATTGGGATGGGGGAGGAACTCATTATGAGTCTTTGCGATTATCTAAATGAAGAATTAGCAAAGCATCCAAATAGGGGATTTTTAATAATTACTCATAATAGGTATCTTGTTCAAAATCTTAATTATAAAAAATTTTTTAATTGCGATGGAATTAAAACTAAGGAAGATTGGCTAAATCGCCCTATGGAAAAAGCCGATCTTAAAGTTTTAGAAGAAAATGTTCTCTTTGATTTTATAAGGGATAGAAATAAAAAAGACAAATGAAAGATTTACATTACTTAAGAATTCAATTTCTTCTTTGGTTAAAGGGGAAAAAAGTTCGGGATTGGATGACCTGGGGGACTTATGGAAAAAATGGGGATCAGCCTCTAAAATGGGTAATTCTCAAAAATATGAGTGACGAACATATTCAAGCCATCCTTGATACTCAATTCCATATCGGGGGATTTTATAGGAGGCATTTTAATAAAGAACTCCAATTAAGAAAAAAATATCCTAAATTTTCAATTAAAGAAACGAAATGAACATACAAACAATTTCAATCGTAGTTCCAACAAGGGGATGCGTTAATAAATGTCCCATTTGTGTTTCTCGGATGCATGAAAATAATTATGAAAATTCATTCGACGAATTCAAAATTACCCAGAGAATAAAATGGGCCGTTATGAATGGAATAAACACCTGTATCATAACAGGAACAGGAGAGGCTTTTCAGAATTTCCATTTCCTTGGCCGTCTTGCAGATATTTTCCGTAAAATGAATCACCCGTTTCCTAATATTGAATTCCAAACAACCGGTGTTATGCTTGATGAATGCGATGAAGCTATTAATGGAAAAACGGGTAACATCGAAAACAAATATCATAATTTAGCACTTCTTAAAGAATTGGGAGTTAGTACAATTTCTCTTTCTGTTTCAAATGTTTTTGATTCAGCTAGAAATGCAGATCTTATTGTAATGCCTGAGAAAATGAGATTCCTCCTTTCTGAAAGATGCAGACTTATTAAAAATTCAGGTTTTAATCTACGGCTTTCTCTCAATATGTACGAAGAATATGATAATTATCATCCTTCACAAATTATAGAAGCCTGTAAATCCCTTGGAGCAGATCAAGTTACTTTCCGTAAATTATATCACGGAGATGACGATTCAGATCAAACAAAATACGTTCAAAAACATTCATGTACAGACGAAACACTCTATAATATCAAGTGTTATATTCAAGGAAGATTGTTTGAAAAGGAAGGGGGATTTAAGCCGGGGAGGGGAAAACTCCTTTATAAACTTCCTTTTGGAGCCTTTGTTTATTCAATCGAAGGAATGAGCACCGTTATTGATGATGATTGCATGTCGAAAGAAAATAATGAATCATTAAAATATGTTATCCTTAGAGAAAATGGAAAACTCTATTCTCAATGGGATGACGAGGGATCTTTAATATTTTAATTATGATTTCAATAAAAAAGATTGAGGAATTTAAAAAAACAGATTTAAAAGACTTTCAAAATTATATTTCTGAAAAGCGAATCCTGGATAATAAAACAAAAACTTTATTCCTTCCTTCTGGCCATTTTTATTTTGACCTTGAGGAACTAAAGGAAACTCAGGTTATTATTAATCCAAGAATTGTAAAGAGCACTGACGAGATGGTAGGTCTTATGGACAGTATAAGCATGGTATTAAAAAGAGATGGGGTAATTTGTGGAAGATTTATACAAACATATAAAATCTGGTCTATTTTCAAAAAAAGAAACTTTTTTAAATTCCTTGAATCTTATGGATTTGAAATTTTGGATTTAACAGAGATTAAAGAAATAACATATTTTTATGCTAAAAAAAATGACAAATGAAGAGAATAATTTTATTGTTAGTGTTCGTACTTTTGTCTCCTTTTATAATGGGACAAATTAATGGAGTATCTTTTAAGAATGCGATACCATTTGATCCATTTAAATATGAAGTATTAATGCAACTTTCTGATTCTTCTTATGTTATACCGTTTGAAGAAACAGTAGTAGGATTAAAACATTGTTTTGACCGGGCAAAAGAAATATTGGAAATTAATAAAAAGGATTTTTATAATCCCGAGCTAAGTGATGAATTGATAGACGAAAATGTAAATATCAATAATTATAAAGACTTAGATATGAGTATCTGGCTAGGGAATTCTGAAATTTTTAGAATATGGAAGTTTGATAAAAAAATCTCCATGACTTTAGTTGTTAAAAAGAATACCCGAGCTATTATATTTTTAATACGACAATAACCATTCTTTGGGAGGTTCCCATGAATATATAAAATAAAATATATTCATGCAAATTTATAAAATAATAAACACTATTAATCAAAAGTGTTACGTAGGAAAAGATAAGAATAATCGAAAAGATTATTTTGGTTCGGGAAAAATAATTAAAAATGCCATTAAAAAATACGGAAAGGAAAACTTTAAAAAAGAAATAATTCAGGAATGTTTTTCTTTAGAAGAATTAAATGAACAAGAGATTTTTTGGATTAATGAATTAAACACGATTATACCCAATGGATATAATATATCAAAAGGCGGAGACGGAGGTGATACAATTTCTAAAAATCCAAATAAAAAAGAAATTATAGAAAAACAAAAAAATACAAAAAAGCAGAAAGGTATAGGCAAAGGTGAAAAAAATCCCAGTTTTGGAAAACATTTATCCAAAAATCATAAAGAAAAAATATCAAAAAGCATAAAGCTTTTATATGAAACAGGAAAAATAGAACGCTATAGAATGACTGATGATGGGAAGAAAAAATTAAGCAAACGGATGAAAGAAAAATGCCCTACCAAAACACCAGAAGGTAGAATTAAAAATAGAGAAAATAATTTAGGAATAAAAAATCCTAATGCACACATATATGAATTTATTTCTCCTAATGAAAAAATATTTAAAGTAAAAGGAAATATAAAACAATTTTGTAAATTAAATAAAATATCTTATAAACGTATAATCAAAATCTATAATACAGATAATAACGTTGAAGGATGGAAATGTAAAAAAATATCTAAAGTACGTAACAATTAATACATAACACTATGATAATCAAATCTTTACTTGACAATGACCTTTATAAGTTTTCGATGGATTTTGCTATTTTAAAACTTTTTCCTACGGCAAAGGTCAGGTATAAGCTTTTTTTGCGGTCAGAGGTTGAATTCCCTGATGGGTTTGCCGAAAAATTAAGAGAAGAAATCAAATTAATGGAGAGTTTAAAACTATCTCCTCAGGAAAAAGATTTTTTTATTAAAAGATGCCCATATATCGACCAGTCATATTTTGATTTTTTAGAAGGATATAGATATAATTCCTCTGAAGTCGGAATAATACAAGATGGAGGCAAATTAGAATTAAATATTGAGGGGTGGTGGTTTAGAGTCGTGCTTTGGGAAGTCCCTCTTATGGCTCTCATATCAGAGCTTTATTTTAAAATGACTTTCCATTCCATATACGATGAAACAACCCGTAGAGATACAAACCAGAAGAAAGCAGCTATTTTTAATTATGCAAATATCAAAGTAGCGGATTTTGGAACTAGAAGGAGATTTTCTTATGATGTACAAAAAGAAATGGTAGAGGACCTAAGCAACCGAATGCGAAAAGGCTTATTCGTGGGTACTTCAAACGTTCATTTGGCACATCTTTATAATTTAACTCCTATAGGAACTGAAGCTCATGAATGGTTTATGTTCCATGCTGCAAAATATGGATTTCAGATGGCAAATGAACTCGGTCTTAAACATTGGGCAGATGTTTACAATGGAAGTCTTGGAACTGCACTTGCAGATACTTTCACAACAGAAGCATTTCTTAAGGCCTTCAATATGAAATACGCTAAGTTGTATGATGGTGTTCGTCAGGATAGCGGGGATCCATTCGAATTTGCTGATAAATTCATTGCACATTATAAAAAATTAGGGATCGATCCTTTATCCAAAACCATCGTATTTTCTGATTCCTTGGATCCGGATACTGCTAAGGATATTCAAAATTACTGCATCGGAAAAATTAAATGCTCCTTTGGAATTGGAACAAATTTATCCAATGATGTTGGGGTAACTCCTTTGAATATGGTTATAAAAATGAGTGCAGCAAAACCAACTCCAGAAGATGAATGGATTCCTACTATTAAATTATCTGATGTAGCAGGAAAACATACCGGGGATGTTAAAATGATTGAAGTTTGTAAGTATCTTTTAAACATAAAATAATATTAAAAATATTTTTTTATTTGGGGAATTATTAGTATATTTGTCTAAAGAATTGAAGTATGGGACCAGTTGAAAAAGCAAAATCGGATGGGCATTTGCCTAAAGTAGGAATTCCAGTAAAAACTACTCAAAAAATAATGGAATCTAATGAATGTAGGGGATTTCTTGTAAAAGATAAACATATTACTTGCAGACGTCCTAATCAAAAGGGGATTTATAGAGGATATGTTCCAGGTGCTGGAGGTGATTTATGGTGGGTCGAACACGAAGATGGAACTATCGGAGCTTATATGTATAACGAAATTGAAGACATATCATGAAAAAGGATAGGGAAATAGAGGAAAGGTTGGAAGCCAGGAGAAAATCAATGGAAAATCAGCCTCCTGTTCCTGAACCTCAGATTGGCCAAAAGATTTATGTTCCTACCTCATTGTATGTTTACAGAGGTGCGGATGATTTTGCCGGTGGTATAGCTACTATCAATAAAATTGAAAAATCCAAAACTCTTCCTCCGGATCATTATAACTATATGTCTGTTGGGATAGTTGAAAGACCTGGAACCTTATATAACTGGAGGCCTTTACTTGAAAGACAGGAAGAGCTCAAGAAAATGTTTGGAGATGAGATTGCTCATCCAGATCCTGATGACAGACCGGAATTCAATGATGAAAATGCCGATTGGCACTAAATATAAAAATTATGGAAACTCCGAGATTTCGATTGACAAGAGATGTTTCGGTGAATGAATGCGAATGGTTACACCGGAACTTTAAAGAAGGTGAAATTGTTTTTGAATACCCTCTTTATATTTCTAGTTACATGAACAACAAAGGAATTATTTGTTCTGAAAAAGATTCAGAAAGTCCTTTTTTTGAACTGCCAAAAGATGCTCTTAAAAAGGTAAACCCAGGAGATGTATAAAGAACAAGCACCCAAACAGGTCATTATTATTCGTAAAGACCTTAATATGAGAAAGGGCAAGATGATTGCCCAGGGAGCTCATGCTTCAATGAAAGCTATTTTTGATCTCATGTGGAATCAAAATCATTGGTGGACAGAAAACACCATTAAATGTCTTTGTGTAAAACCAGATTCCCCTCTTGATCTCTGGGTAAATGGTATTTTCAAAAAAATTGTCGTTGGCGCAGAAAATCTAAATGAAATGGTGGAGGCTTACAATGAAGCAAAAAAACAAGGAATTATTTGTTCATTGATTGAAGATGCTGGTTTAACAGAATTTGGAGGAAAAGTTACTATAACAGCTGTAGCAATTGGCCCGGATCTTCCAGAAAAAATAGATCCAATAACTAGTAAATTTAATTTGTTATAATACGCAAGAAAATGATAAAAAAATCTCTTATAATAATATTTTTTCTGGGGATCTCATTATCCTCTTTTTCCCAGGCTTTAACAGATACTATCAATATTT